CCCTGTATTCCCAACCGTTGGTGGCGCGGCTACTGACGTACTAACCACATCCCTCAGCTTTGTTGTTGAGGATGGAACAGTAACCCGATCATAATCGAGAGAACAGGGCAACCATTATGCAATACACAATTAAAACAAAACAGGGCAATAACTACATAGTGAGTGATGAAAACGCTTGGTTGTGGATCGAGATTGAAAGAGAACTCGGTTACACAGTTAGCCAAGCGGCAGAAAAGATGAGCCAAGGTTCGTTGGATGTTATAACTTGCATGCTTTACAAGGCCGCTAAGGCTCAAGGGCATACAAAGTTACCAAGCCAGCAAGCATGGGTCACCAATGAGTTTGAAACCTTTGAGGTGGTCGAGGAAAGCCCAAAAGAGAACTCGCTGACGGACTCGTCAGAATAGCAGTTGTCACCGGGATTCCATTATCTGATCTGTATCAATGGTCACTCGCAGACATCAATACAGCGATAACGCTAATACAAGAGAGGAATAGTCATGGCTGACAAAGTAACCGTCAAAATGACTCCTGATTCTCGGGATTTGCGTTCGCTTTACAAAGCATTTAGGGAAATGGACGAGGGTGCAAAACGTGCCCTCAAAGATGACGTAACCTCCATCAGTGCTTGGTCAGCTGGGGAAATGCAATCGAGTTACAACTTAAACCCATTACCAGCTCAAGCCCAAAAGGTCGCAGCTACAATTCGAGCCAATAAAGACCGCATACCTAATGTAACTATTGGTGGCAGTAAAGGCAGATTTAGTGGTGGGGCAGTATCCGGGCAAGTTTTGTTTGGTTCAGAGTTTGGTGGGCCAGCACCATTTGAAAATGGTGGTCGGCGTTTTCCTGATCGCTCACCTGCACAAGGTAGAGGCAATGCTGGTTACGGTATCTTTGCGACACTAAAACGTATCCAGCCAGAATTAACTAGACGTTGGAAAGATGCAGTTAATCGCCGAGTCATAGAAAAGTGGGACGATAACAATGGCTGATGTAAGAACTCTTAAACTCAATCTACTTGCAGATGTTGACCAATTTGGTCGAAGCCTAAACAAAGCGGATAACGATACAAAGGGATTTGCTAAAAACGTTGGCAAATACGGCAAAATGGCCGCAGCTGCCTTTGTCGTTGCTGGCGCAGCTGCCGCGGCATATGCAATCAAGATTGGTGTAGATGGAGTAAAGGCAGCTGTAGAGGATGAAAAGTCACAGTTACTCTTGGCAAAAGCCCTACAAAACACAACAAATGCAACCGATGCTCAAGTTAAGAGCATGGAAAGTTTTGTGAGTACCCAGCAATTAGCCTTTGGTGTAGCAGACACTAAGTTGCGCCCGGCGATAGCCAATCTAGCAAGAGCAACTGGCGATCTTGGCAAGGCTCAAGAACTTACTAATCTTGCATTAGACATTTCTGCAGCCACAGGAAAAGACCTTGAAACAGTATCGCTCACACTTGGCAAGGCTTATAACGGCAACTTTGGTGCGCTTACTAAATTAGGTATTCCATTAGATGAAAACATTAAGAAGTCAAAGGACTTTAATTTAGTCCAAACGGAATTGACGACACTATTTGGTGGGACTGCAAAGAAAAACACAGAAACTTATGCAGGCCAATTAGCCATAGTCACCGAGCGATTTGGTGAAATGAAAGAATCCATTGGTGTGGCTTTATTACCAGTGATGAAAACATTACTTGAGCAGGTAAACATGGCCGCTAAAGCATTTAGTGGCGAGGATGCGCAAGGATTAAGCAGTCGAGCTAGGGAACTAGCAGGAACTTATGACGGCCAAGGCGGTGGTGCTTACAATTTAGGTTTGGCATTAAAAAATGTAGCCAATTCATTTAGCAATGTTTTCAAAGCCCTTAATGGTTCAGATGCTGATGGTGCTACAGACAACGCTCAATCATTTGCAAACGCCTTAAACAATGTTGCAGGGGCAATTAACGCAGTGGCAAATGCTTACAGTAAAGCCAAAAAAATCGGCGGCGCAATTTTAGATTTTATTGAAATTGGTGATGGCGGATTGAAGTTTGCTGATACAAGTTTAGGTAAGGCACTTGGCTATACCAGACGAGCAGCTGGTGGCCCGGTAACTGCTGGTCAGGCTTATCGTGTAGGTGAGTTTGGACCTGAAACATTCGTTCCGTCAGGTTCTGGATCTATTCGTAAAGACATGGGTGGATCAGGCGTAACCATAATCATGAACGGTGTCATTGACGGTGAATCTGCCCGCCGAAGCATAGAACGCTTATTGCAGGACTCCTCAAGGCGCACAGGGGCTATTAACCTTGTCGGGGCTACATTGTGACCAGTTATGATCCTTATCCGACTGTGACCTTTGGAGGGGCTACAACATACGCGGATCAGACTATTTCATCAATCTCAATCCGATCTGGCCGCAATGACGTAACTACCCAGCCGCAGCCCGGATTTGCCTCAATTAGCCTTTGGACGGATGCCAGCGATCCTTTAGCCGTTTCTTTAAGTCAGTCTGTATCAATTTCAATAGACAAAGGGACATCAGGCACACAAGAAATCTTTGCAGGAATTATTTCAGACATAGATATAAGCCTGCAAGCCTATGGATCAGATGGCTCAATAGCCGTTTACACCATTACAGCCGTTGGGCCATTATCACAATTAAATCGTCACTTAGTAGGCGGGTCTAACTATGCCAAAGAATATGACGGCACAAGAATCTTGAACATTCTTAGTGAAGCATTTTTGCAATCATGGTCAGATTTAAGTCTTACATTAACTTGGGATCAGTTGCCTAATGAAACAACTTGGGCTAGTTATGATGCAACTAATGTGGCCTTGGTTGATAACCTAACTGCCAATGTTGATGTGCCGGGAGTCTATGAATTAGCGGCATACAATTCTGGTGAAGCTGATGCCTATGTTCTTGCAACACAAGCTGCTAACTCGGGTCGTGGCGTACTTTGGGAGGGTGGCGATGGTGATCTGCATTATGACGATTATGCAAGTCGATCCAGCGCAACCCCACTAACTCTTACAGCTGACGACATTCTCGCCCAAGGCTTGCGGACGGCGGCACAATGGGGCGAAATCGTAAACGATGTTAATGTGACATACCGGGCTGGTACAGAAAACGCTAGAGATGAAAACTCCATCATTCAGTATGGTCAACTGTCTGGAACTCGCACAACTCAATTACATAACAGCGCAGATGCTTTGGCTCAAGCGCAAGATTTTTTGGAATCTCGGGCATACCCAAGAATGTACCCGGAAACAATAACAATACCTCTACACAGTCCAACTGTTAGTGATGCCACTAGAGATGCCTTAGCAGCTGTTTACAACGGCCTAAGAGTAAATACCAGCGCACTGCCAGCAGTCTTTGGCACGACCTTTGATGGCTTTGTAGAGGGCTATACATGGAACTTGACCCGGTACACAGCTGAACTTGCATTAACTTGTTCGGCATACTCTGAAACTTATTTGAGTATTATTTGGGATCAAATCCAACCAACCGTCACATGGGCGGGGTATACTCCAATTACACAGGAATGGGATGATTTGTAATGGCAACAACCACTAACTACTCGTGGAGTACGCCCGATAATACGGCGTATGTTAAAGACGGCGCATCGGCCATCAGAACTCTTGGCAGCTCGGTTGATACCACCTTGTTTACAGCATTAGGTGGCGCATATCCGGGCCTACGTTTAATTAAAAAACAAACTATTGGCACAGGCGTTTCAAGTGTTTCAGTAACTTCCGCTTTTAGTGCAACATACGAGAACTACAAAATACTTGTAACTGGTGGCAGTGCTTCATCAACTCCTGATCTTAATTTTTCCTTAGATGGTATTACTACTGGTTACTATTCAAGCCTTAGATATTCTGCTTACAATTCAACCACTCCACAAGCAATATCATCTGCAAATGCCGCATCTTTTGCTTATACAGGCAGCGGATCATCAGGAAATCTTTATGCTGATATAGAAATTAAAAATCCCTTTGCGGCTAAAACTAAAGTTGTGACAGGTGTTCTAAATAATATGGTTGCTGGCGGCGCGGCTGGTGAAATGACTGGATTCAACGCAAGCACAACATCCGCAACTGCATTTACAATTACACCATCTGCTGGAACACTAACCGGCGGAACAATTTACGTTTACGGATATGGGGCAAGTTAATGACAAAACCATTTATACAAATAGATGATGAAGTCCGAGAAATGACGGATGATGAATTAGCAGCTTACGAGGAACAACAAGCCAACGCACTTGCGCCGCTTGGTGAATAGTCATGCCTTTACCAATTAAGAATGGCAAGATCAGCACACCTTTTGGCAAGGTTGGCACTAAGTGGTCAACAGGCGCACACACAGGCGTGGACTTTGCAGTACCTATTGGAACACCAGTGCTGGCCGTAGCTGATGGCACAATCGTTAATGCTAACTGGGGCAAGGCTTACGGCAACCAAGTGATCCAAAAGGTTGCTGGCGGGTATGTCATTTATGCACACTTAAACAAAGTCAGAATCAAGCCCGGCATGGTTGTAAAGAAAGGCCAAATTGTTGGCGAATCCGGGAACTCTGGCAATTCAACTGGCCCACATCTACACCTAGAGCTACGCGACAAAATCCAATGGTCAGCAGGCAAGGCTAAAGACCCAAAGGATCTACTAAAGGCATGAGATTACTTATTATTAGAGCCTTGTCTTTAGCCCTATACACAGGCCTAAGCGCATTAGGACTATCAACAGTGCTTGGCGTAGAGCCATTAAAAGCAGCTGCACTGGCGGCTGTCGTGCCTTTGGTATTTGTATTAAGGGCTACTGCTAAAGGCCTTATTGACGATGGCAAACTAGATCAATCTGAAATAGATGAAGCCATAAATGCCGGGACAAAGCCCGAGTGACATGTCTGGAATTATTAACGCTGGCGCGGTTGCTGGGGCACTAATAGCCATACTTACGCTTATGGGCATGATTGTCCGTTATGCGGTTGTTATACCAATTAAGGCTTACATCGACAAAATGACCTATGCCATTCAACCCCATGCGAATGGCGGAAAATCCTTGCCAGACTTGATAAATAAGGTCGATGCACTACATCTAGTGGTCAGAGAACATTTGAACACAAGTCATGACACGCCTATTTTCGCAAAGTGCTTGTGTGAATCCTGTGTGACGTGCTAAAACTATTTATGTAGCCGCCAAGGGTTACAACTAAGAATAGGAAATCAGGGCATGTTAACAGTAATCGGATTCGGTTTATTCTTTATCATCGGCTATGCAGCTGGAATGATGGTTGAAAACGAACATCACAAACAAAAGCAAATGAAGCGGGCTAAGGCTCGTCACCCAGTCGGTTCATCGATTGAACAGCAAATGGCTCGCGATGGGTGGAAAATCTAATGGCATTTGACCTTTCAAATTACGTCACAGTAGCCGAGCGTGTTGCAGAGTTTTATGCACGTTTCCCAGAGGGTTCAATCCAGTTTGAGTTTATGGGTGTTATGGATGGCGACCCAATGAAAATGTGGGGTGTGGCCAGAGCATACCGATCACCTGATGATCCGCTACCGGGCATCGGTACAGCATCCGAGTTTATTGTTGGCAAGAGTCCCTACACAAATGGATCAGAGCTGCAGAACCTTGAAACAGCATGCTGGGGTCGCGCTTGTGCCAGCCTAAACATCGGCACATCCAAGGGCTTGAGCAGTAAAGAGGAAGTTATCGGCAGCCGAGAGCGACAAGCACCCGGGCCAGCGAAGCCAAGAGAGGTGGTGCAAGAGCCTCCCAGCGACCCCATGGAAGCCGACCCATGGTTATCTGTACCAGCCATGGATGAGGGCCTAGATGAGTATCAGGATGAGCCATTGATACCTACATGCCTACATGGGCCAATGAATAGACGCAGTGGTATTAGCAAGAAAACAGGCAAGCCTTATGCCGGGTATTTCTGTGACAATGAGCCACAGTGCGATCCAAAGTTTGATCGCTCATGACGCAAGAACACAGCAAATACTGTCATTGCGTATGTCAAGACTTGTTTGAGTATCAAGCTGCTATTGAACAAGCCCGGGCAATACACATTCAATACACACCTAACGACAAGCCATGCTTAGTGTGCAATACGACTAATGGCTCATGCAATAACTGCCGTTGGCTCAAAGACTGTGTGGCATGTGGTCAGAAATGGCCATGTGATACTTATATCGCACTAGATTTGGAGCGATCATGAGATGTAGCTGCCCACCTGAATTGCTTTACAAGGGCGATCATTACGCAGATTGCAGAATGCTTAGGGTCAATGTGCCTCACCCGGACTGCGACAATTGCAAAGATGAGCCAGTTGCCTGCATAGATTGCTACATGGCTAATGGTGGTTACAATGACTGACCGCTGGGAATTAGAGTTTCATCGCACACTTATGACCTTGTTAAGACTTACAAGGAATCTTAGGGAAATGGACTGTGAGCATTGTGGCGATCTACTAACACAGGCTTACAAGTGCATGGCAGAGGAAACAGACAACATCAGACAAAGGGCAAATGATGGACAGTAAAGACGAGATGTTTATTTCAATACTTAAGAAACTGTATGGGGCTTATGATGCTTCGCATTATTTTGCCGAAAGCTGCGAAGTTTGTCATGAAACATTAGTGCCATTTGACACAGGGGTTGACCCTTACACAGACACTAGATCATGGATGACTAAATGCTGTGGTGTGGTAAATTCTTATACTGAAAAATTAAGCCCACAAATATAAAACTAGCCAGTAGTTGGAGTGGTTCTTGATCCCTCTGTCCGGACTACTGGCTAGTCCCTAAATACTAATAGCAATACCTGACAAATGTCTAGGCAAGACTCAAACTGCTGGCTGCCTTATCAGCTGCTAAACCGCCGTAAGAGGGCGTGTCTTGGCATGCCTGATAATCATGCAGAATGCAGAAATGCGAGCCTATAAACATCATTTAAACCGAACTGCCTAAATGATTTCCCCAAGTGTTATAGGCACAAGGCGCAGTTGAATTAGTTGTAGTGACTAATTCCCTTTACAAGCGAAACTTATACGGTGACGGGTGTGGATGGCTCGCTAAGAGCCATTCCTGCTCACTTACCGGTTCTGGGTGTGAATCATCCTAAAATAATTACATGGAATCAAGAAGTGATAAATGGGTTCAAGTCAGACAGTCTGAATTGCTTAAATACGTCAATGGAGTAGAGATGTTAAGTAAAGACCACACACACTTACAACAAGAATTTAATGATGCCAAAATGATTGCCGGGATGATTGACAGGACTTGGAAAGAAAGACTGGATCAGCTCATGGACGTAATCATTGACATGCACCCATCAACCAATCCCCATTACCGCAAAGGCATGATGGCGGCTTACAACATAATGCAAGGTATTGAGGAGTAGTAATGCTTGACGTTAATTCCCCAAAGGGTCAAGAATCGCTAGAACACGAGTTAAGAGCTGTACAACTATGGCAGCACCATTACCAAGAGTTTACCTATGTACACACGCCCAAAGACGGCCCAGCCCTAGTGGATGCAGTCATAGTGGATAACGACACAAACGTGGTGGCCGTAGTTGAGCAAAAGTCCCGCAACATGACCCTTGAGCAGCTGCAAAAGTGGAACATGGAATGGCTTATCACATTCGACAAGATCGAGGCTGGCCGTTATGTAGGCAACGCGTTAGGTGTGCCATACATAGGCTTCTTGTATTTGATCCCAGATGATGTGCTAATCACACAAAAGATCAGCGACAAAGACGGCAAATGGACATGTGAGTTTCGTACAGACATTACAGAAACACAGGAAACAGTCAATGGTGGCAAGATTGAAAGACTAAATGCCTACATTGATGTAACAGGGGCAAAACAAATAAGGCAGGGCTAATGACAATACTGGCGGGACTTACGCATGGTGGCAAGGTGTACATGGGTGCAGACCGGGCTATGTCAGACAATAATTTCATTAGTCCCTTGGCTAAACCTAAAATCCGCAAGGTAGGGCCTTATCTAATTGGGTACAGTGGTTCATTGGGTACAGGTCAGCTAACAACATTTGCTACATACCCAGACATAAACACTCATAACTTAGAGTCATGGATGCGTATGCAATTCTGTGGCGCATTACAAAGGGCATCAGAGGAGTTCAAGATAGACATAAATACTGATGACAATGGGGCAGACATACTTGTAGGTGTTGCTGGCAGATTGTTTGAGATAAGCACTATTGATTGGTCAGTTGGTGAGTACAACATGATTGCTACTGGTTCAGGATTCCCATACGCCATGGGTTCATTACATACAACAAGACACACTGATGATCCACATTGGCGCATTAGAGAAGCTGTGGGGGCTGCTATCAAGTACAGCCCGTCATGTGTCGGCCCAGTAGATGTGTTGGTTGCATGAGCAAGGCACACTCTAGAGGCACAGATACACAGTGGCGAAAGCTGCGTGAGGCATGTTTCCGAGTATGGGGTAAGACCTGCATGTATTGCGGTGACCGCGCAACAGAGGTTGACCACATCATCGAGGTAGCCAGAGGTGGATCTAACAGCATCGACAACCTGCAGCCATTGTGCAAGCCATGCCACATGGCTAAGACAGTTGCATTTAACACTGTGAGGCCGTCAGAGCAACGTAGGGGCGTTTTTTCTGGGCGTGTGCCACCCACAGACTCCCTTGCAGGAATCTCTCCCCTAATGACCAGATTTGACCCACCAACAACCGAAAGGCCTAAGTCATGACCCAAAAGAAAACTGAACAGCCAGAGGTTAAACCAATAACTATCT